GGACGACGAGCGGGCCGTGAGCCTGAAGCCGACAACCGGCATGGCCGCGGCGGCGAAGCGAGGGCTGCGACTCCACGAAGAGGGCAAGAGCGGCGACGGCCTCAAGCCGGAGACTGTCGCCCGCGCCAACCGCCTCGCCCGCCGCGAGGAGATGAACCCGGATTGGGTTCGCGAGATGAATGCGTGGTTCGCGCGGCACGCCAGCGACCAGAAGCCTGACTGGGATACGCCTGGCAAGGAGACTCCGGGGTTTGTGGCGCACTTACTCTGGGGCGGAACTCCTGCGCGCAACTGGGCCGCACGCAAGGTTAAGCAGATGGAGTCGGAGTCGGCGCGCAGCATCACGGTCGAGGTAAGCGCAAATACGACCGACTTCCGGTCGAAGATCGCATCCCTCAAGGCAACCATGCTGCGGACTCACTTGCACGGCAAGTGATCCGCTGCCTAGGCTACAAGTAGAGATACACGCCTCGCGATGGATTTCGCGAGGAGCAGTGCGAGCGGTGTGAGGATTCACTTCGCGGCGCGCTTGCGGGCAACACACCCGCCGGCCGTCGCTTCGTCGCGTTGGCCGGCTTCACAAGGAGCAGGCCAATCATGGCGAACAGCAACCTCAAGCGTCTTCAGGATCGTGCCGCGGCCATCGCCGCTCGGATGACCGAACTGGCCGATGTGGCCGAGCGTTCGGAGGAGCAGACCGCGGAACTGCGTCGGCTGTCCGACGAGGCCGACACGGTCAAGGCCGATCTGGAGTTCGAGGGCAAACTCGCCGCCAAGGAGCAGGAACTCCGCTCCGTCGTCGAGAAGGCCGCGCCGGCCCCGGCCGCCGCCGCCCCCGTCGCCGAGGCCAAGAAGCCCGAGATTCGGGCGATGCACCCGCATCACACGACCCTGCGGGCCTTCAACGAGGGGCCGGACGCCGTTGAGAGCGCCTACCGCTGCGGCCGCTGGATTCGCGGCACGGTGTTCAAGAACGCCGACGACCTCCGGTGGTGTAAGGATCACGGCGTCGAGGCCCGCGCCCTCAACGAGGGCAGCAATGCGGCCGGCGGCGCGGTGGTTCCCGAGGAGTTCGCCAACCGGGTGATCCGGCTCGTCGAAACCTACGGCACCTTCCCCGGCGCCGCCGAGAGCGTTTCGATGACCCGCGACACGATGGTCATCCCGAAGCGGCTGTCCGGCACGACGGCCTACTTCGTGGGCGAGGGTTCCAGCATCACCGAGAGCGAGCCGACCTACGGCAACGTGTCGCTCGTCGCCAAGAAGTTGGCGGTCGGCTGCCGGATGAGCACCGAGGTCGTCGAGGATGCCCTGGTGTCGCTGGCCGACGCTGTCGCAACCGAGTTCGCCACCAGCCTGGCCTACCGCATCGACCTTTGCGGATGGCTGGGTGATGGGACGAGCCAGTACGGCGGCATCAACGGCATCGTCAACAAGATCAACGACGGCACGCACACCGCGTCTGTCGTGTCGGCCGCCTCTGGCAACACCGCCTTCGAGACGCTCGACATCGAGGACTTCCTGGCTGCGATGGGCAAGTTGCCGATCTACGCCCGCCAGGGTGCCGCGTGGTACGTCTCGCCCGCCGGATACGCAGCGAGCATCGCTCGCCTGAAGTACGCGGCCGGCGGCAACACCGTCGAGAACCTCGGCGGTGCGGCCGGCGAGTCGTTCCTCGGCTACCCCGTGCGGATGGTTCATGTGATGAACAGCACCCTCGGCGCCGACTCCAGCAAGGTCAAGGTGCTGTTCGGCAACATGGCCCTGTCCAGCATCTACGCCCGGCGTCGGGACTTCTCGGTGCGGCTGTTCGATCAGGTCTACGCGACCACCGATCAACTGCTGCTCCAGGGTTCGATGCGGTTCGACATCAACCACCACAGCCTCGGGACGACCAGCGAGGTCGGCCCGGTGGTCGCCCTCAAGTCTGCCTGATCCACAAGGAGCACATGACAGATGATTCATTCCCAGAACCACAAGGTTGTCGCTGAACTCCCGACCGCCGCCGTCGGCTCGACGGCCACGGCCACGCTGACGATCGACACCATCGGCTACGATCATCTCAGCATGACCGTGCTGCGGGCGAGCAACGCCTCGACCGTCTTCGCGAACGTCGTGAAGGTCGAGGAGTCGGACGAGTCCGGCGCGAACTTCTCGAACGTCACCGCCCTGGTCGGCGGCGGCACCGGCGGCTTCACGATCCCCGCGGTGAGCAACACCTCGACGGCGGCGATCCTGAAGTTCGACATCGACACCCGTGCCAAGAAGCGCTACCTGAAGGTGTCCTACACCCCTGGTGCGTCTGCCACGGTGGCGATCGTCGGTCGCCTTGGTCGCCCCGAGGAGTCGCCCGCGTCGAACTCCGACGCTGGCGTCATCGGCCGGGTTGTTGGCTAGTCCCGTACAAGCGGGACGGCCATGACGGCCGACAAAGGCGCAAGGACGCGCGCCCGCTCCTTCCAAGGAGCGCATCATGCTGCTGCGAGTTGGTAACTGTGAGGCCGAGGTGAAGGTGGCTGCTCTGATGAGCACCCCTCGCCTCGGCTTCACTGATAATTTCTTCTGCGTCTCGTCGGCGCTCGCGCCGCATCGCATCTCGCCGATCAAGTACACCGGCGCGTTCTGGGGTCAGTGCCTCCAGAGGAGCATGGAGACGGTAATCGACGATCACGACGTGATCCTGACCATCGACTACGACACCGTGTTCACGGCGAAGACCGTCGAGGCGCTCCTGACGCTCCTGATGTACAGCGGCTACGACGCCATCGCCCCGCTCCAGACGAAGCGGGAGTCGAACACGGTGATGTTCGCCCTGCACGGGATCTCGCCGGAGGACAAGACCACCGTCGAGGACGACTGGTTCGGTAAGGTCGTGCAGCCCGTCGAGACGGCCCACTTCGGCCTGACGTTTATCAGGACGGCGGCGATCAAGAAGATGAAGAAGCCCTGGTTCCTCGGTGTTCCGAACGAGCAGGGCGGCTACGACGGCGGCCACACCGACGAGGATCTGTACTTCTGGAAGCGATTCAGCGAGGCCGGGAACAAGTTGGGCATCGCCACGCAGATCAGCGTCGGCCACGCCGAACTGATGATCACCTGGCCGTCCCGCCAGGCCGAGGGCGGCAAGATCCAGCAGCACACGACCGACTTTTGGAACAACGGGCGAAAGGCGCCCAAGGAAGCCTGGGGGGCAGTGCCATGAAGATCCGCATCCTGAAGTCGTTTTCCGGTTACCGCGCCGGCCAGGAGTTCGACTGGGGCGACGGCATGGCCCGCATCTACATCGCCCGCGGCATGGCCGAGCGGGTCGAGGAGCGGGTCGTCGAGACTGCCGCCGTCGAGGAGCGTGCCGAGCAGGCCACGATCCAGCAGCCGGCCAAGAGGAGGGTAAAGTGACCGTCAGCATCACCTACGGGTCGCCGCAGCAGCCGTCCAGCGGCATCACGCCGTATCGCAGCCTCGTCCGCTACGCAGCCCCGTCCGTCGAGCCTGTGACGCTCGCCGAGGCGAAGGTGCAGTGCAAGGTCGATACCAGCGACGACGACGCCTACATCTCAAGCCTGATCACGATGGCGAGGCAGTACGTCGAGGATACGCTGGACATCAGTCTCATCTCACAGACCTGGGAGGCTCGGTACGACACCTTTCCGCTGTGGGAGATCATCCTGCCCCGCCCCCCGATGGCGAGCGGCACGGTCACGGTCACCTACCGCGATGAGGGTGGGCAGACGCAGACGCTCTCGTCCGCGTCAGCCGCCTTCCAGACCGACCACTACGCCACACCAGGCCGCATCTACCCGCTCTACGAGGGCGTCTGGCCTGCCGTCCGCGGCGACGAGAACAGCGTGGTCGTCCGCTGGCCGGCTGGCTACGGGGCCAGCGGCGCCAGTTGCCCAGGAGTCACCAAGACTCTGATTCTTCTGTTGGTCGCCCACTTCTACGAGCATAGGCAGCCGGTTGTCGCGGGCTTCAGCCAGGTCGTCGATGTGCCGCAGACATTCCACACGCTCCTGGCAGCGTCTGGATGGGGTGGATACCGATGAGCCTCTCGGCACAGGTACAGGCGACGGTAACGGCTCGCAGGCTATCGCAGAGCGGCCTGACGCAAGCCATCACCGAGCACCCGCTGTCGTTCTTCTTCGACGTAGGCGACTGCACGACCGTGTGGAGCGACCGCAGGACGTTTTCCAGCGGGTTCGATGAGATTGATTTTGCTGCCACAGGACTGTCCGTCGTCAAACTGCTGTGCCTGAAAAATCTGTCGCAAACGAATCAGATCGCCCTCTCGGCCGGCTGGACGGGCAGTCAGTTCAGCGTCTTCAGGCAGGACGTGACCAGTTGGAACTTCAGCCCGATGATCAACCTGGGCAGCCTGACGCTGCGGGGCTACCCGATCCGCGAGGGCGGCGCGTTTCTGCTGTCCTGCCCGAACTCCGCTGGGTTCGGCACAACCGTCGGCGGCAGCATCCTCCGCGTCGGCGGGACGGCTGGGCAGGAATACGAAATCTACGTCATGGGGACTTGAACGATGGCACTCGCTGCCCAGATCCAACTGTCGATCCTGGCCCACGAAACGTCGAGTGGCGACATCTCGCGGACACTGCGTGCCACGCCGGCCAACTATGCGCTCGCGCTGACGGACGGCACCGGGGCGAATCAGGCCCAGGTCGTGTGGAGCGACTCGCGCACTATTGCCACAGGTGCATACGAAGACCTTGATCTGACTGCGCTGCCGGATGATCGCGGCGTCGTCTCTTTCTCTTCTGTGTCTGTTCTGTACATCAAGAACAACTCTCCGGCTGATTACATTCTCATTGGCGGCGAGTGGGACAACAGCGCCGAGCCGCAGCACCCTTGGGGCTTTGCGTTGAGGAGGGGTGCTGGCGGCGGATCGTACATCCTCCGCGGGGGCGCGTGCGTCTTCGTGTCGCAGCCGGCAGACGACAAGATGCCAGTTTTCAGCACAGACAAGCGACTGCGAATTAGCGCCAACGAGGGGGCTGTCGGCGCCTACGACATCGTCCTCATCGGCGAAGGCACGGTCACATGATCATCGGCCGGATGCGAGAGCGCGTGACGATCAAGTCGCAGACGGAGTCGCGCAGCCCGTCCGGCGAGATGACGTTCAACTGGGACACGACCGTCGCGACTGTCTGGGCCAGCGTGGACGGCCTGTCGGGCAGGGACATCCTCCAAGCCCAGCAGGCCAACGTCATCGCCACGCACAGGATTCGCATTCGCTATCGAGCCGACGTGTCGCACACGAACCGCATCATCTGGCGAAACAGGACGATGGAGGTGGCGAGTGTCGTCGAGCGAGACAACCGCTCCGTCCTTGAGATGCTCGCGCGGGAGGTGCAGTAATGGCACTGATGATCGACGCAACGATGCCGCGCGACTTCTCGGGCCAGACGGCGAACGAGATTGTCTCGGGTTTCGTCAGCGTCCGCACGTTCGGCGCCAGGGAAGTTGCCCAGGCACTGGAAAGGATGGCAATTCGCGCCGGGCAAGACCCAGGAAGGCTCAAGGCCAGGGCGGCGACGAAGGCAGCCAAGATCATCGAGAAGGCGTACAAGGACAAGATCCGCAACGTCACGGGGAACCTCGGCAAGTCGATGACGACGCGGATTCGACAGTACGACGGCGCGACCGTGGCCGTCACGGGGCCGCGTGTGACTGGTGCCGTCGGCGCTGACCCAGAGAAGGGAAGTGGTAATCACAGTTGGCTCCTTGAGTTCGGCACGGGGCCGCGAAAGCCAGGATCACAGAGCCGCCGCGCGTATGTCAACGTGCATCAGGCGATCAACGGCCGTATGAAGAAGGTCGGCGGCTTCAATAACTCCCAGTTTGAGAAGATGGGCCGAGGCTACTACTTCCTCATGGGAAGCAAGAACGAGCCGACGCGGCAGGCCAAGGCGGGGAGCGGATATCCGCACGATTTCCTCCCTGACGGCAAGGGAGGAACGC